GTAAGGATAGAGCTTAATGGTGAACGGCTGTTCCTTGGACTCGTAAGGATTCTCACCTTCGGCAATGACCGTGCCATCGGGAGCCATGAAGGTGTAGTACCAATATTCGTCCTCTATCTTCTCGTATTCGATGAGCGCCCATTCTTCCTCTGGCACACCAACCTCCATATACTGCTGAATACGCAGTTGGTTCTCCTTCTCTACGTGCCAGATGTCTTTCAGCTCTACGCGGTATTCCACCTCGTCACCGTTCTCTGCCAGCGGATCGTAGCACTGATAGCGCGTCTTGCTCTCCTTCGTCCACACCTCAATGAGTCGGACGAGGGAATTGCGTGAAGGTCTGTCGAAGCAAATGGAGTCAAGAGTATCCTGCTGGTTCTGCTGCAAACCTGAAGAGCGGAAATAGCGGTGTGTGTCTGTCTTGTTTATTCCAAACACCTCATTGATTTGTTCAACCGTCCATCCGTACTGAGCATTACAGAACCTTCGGTAAAGCTGCCCAGGAGCCACATCATGAAGCACACCCACCATCCGAAGGTCGGTCATGCGTGCATCCGTTCCCGACTCCCAAAAGGCATAGTTAGGATTGATGAAGTCCGTCCATGCGTCCTGATGTCCGTCACGCTCCTCATAAGTCTCGCGTGATATGGCCACACCGCCAAGCAAAAAGTCTTCAAAGGCATTCTTGAGTACATCGGACATATACGTCTTCTGCCAGCACGTCTGCATGGTGGCCGACATCATATCAGACAGCCATTGTGCATTCTTCTTGACGGCAAAGCAATTCGGTTCGCCAGCCTGCTTCGCATAGAGACCAACCACGGAGTTGAGGATGGAGATCATGATATTGTTCTGCAGGGGGACGTTGCCTTTCAACTGAATGTATTTGCGCTCCGTAACCTTGCCGTCGCGGTAGTTGATGATATCGCCCCACTGGTCGCCATAGGTGTATTCCTTTACACGCTCACGAGTACGTCGAATATCCTCCTTGTCGTTCCATGCCTGTTCGCAGCGAAGCTTCAAGTCGTAATCGACACGGCGGCGCTTCCTGACAGCCAGACCGTCAGACGCAGACACACGCTTTCGGTCACGTACCGAATCGTGTATAGCGCCTTTAGGCATTACTGACGATAGTGCTCTTATCTTTGCCATCTGATAATTCTATTTTATGCTGCAAAAATAGGTGAAAGAGTAGGTTTTTATTCCGTATCTGAACCGTGCCAAATGCGTACGTTCAGAAACGGAAAAGAGATAAGTGCCATTTTATATATTTGCCGTGAAAATTTTCGGAAATAATATGGCAGAAATTGAAAAGAAAACGGAAGTAGACGTGAACGGCGCACCCGTAGCGGAGGCCGAACAGGTTCAGGATGTTCCTGCACGTCCCAACCGGGACAAGTATGCCTCAATGTGGGCAGAGGACAATCCCGACGTAGACTTTGAGGACAAGGAAGCACGTTATGAGCGCATGGGCAGAGATCGTGAGGAACTGCGCAACCTCAGAAGTTCAGGCAAGGAACTTTCCGGCGTACTTGCTGGCAACCGATGGATGGGCGCCATGTTCAACGATCTTCGCAAGAACCCCGGTAAGAACCCGCTTGTGTGGTTTGCAGAGAACGGCATAGACCTCAGAGCCGCCTTGGACGATCCCGAAGTGATGCAGCAGGTGACCGATGCCTTCAACAACTGGACTCAGAAGCAGGCAGACGGCGAAGCCGCAGAGAAAGCCAAGGACGAGGCCATTGCAAGAAGCTATGAAGCCCTTGACGCATTGCAGGCAGAAGTTGGTCTGAGTGACGAGCAGAAGAACCGCATCAACGAATATTTCTGGGATGAGGTTTGGCTGCCTGCATGGAGTGGCGAGGTGAGCAAGGACACTTGGACTGCCATCATGCACGCCCTGAACTATGACGAGGATATGGCCAACGCCCGTGAGGAAGCCGCTATTCAGGCCCGCAACGAGAAGCACGCCAACAAACTCAAGACCTTTGAAGAGAAGCAGGTTCCTCCTTCGTTCAGTCAGGGACAGGGACAGCCTGCTATGCCGAAACCAAAAGAGAAGAAAGAAAGCCTTATTGATTTCGTAAAACGCAATTCATAAGATTTATTAATTAATAATTCCTCAAGAAAATGAAAAATTCAAAGAACTTTTGGCGACTGCTGAGCTATATGCTCGCAGCTATCGCAATTATCAGTGGCGGCGGTGCTATGGCTGTCGGCACGATTGAGAACCCGAACCCGGACGACATGATGAAGGCTGATCCCGCCTCAGACCATGAGCCCGTAGACCCGGATGCCAATGACCGCGTGATGCCTGGTGGCGACAATGCAGGTCAGGACTTGACAGGTACGCAGGCCAGTGCCACTCAGATTCGTGAAGGTGGCTTGGAGGATGAGGAGCGTGAAGACAAAATTACGCAGATTCGCCCTTATAAGGTTCCGTTCCTCCGTATTCTGAGCCGTGTTGCCAAGACACAGAGCGTTACGAACTATCGTATCATGCACGCCCGCGTTGGTGGTGAGACCCTTGACGGTACTGTCACCTCTAACATCGCTGCTGGTGCAACGATCAAGCTGACCAAGAACAACTTCTCGGGCAATCTGCTTGTGTTCCGTAAGAACGACCTGCTCGTTGTTCCCTCAATGGGTGGTTACAAGCCCGGTTCACAGACTGAGCATAACGGCGAGTTCCTGACGCTGGAGGTTATCGAGCGCGACAAGAGCGGTATCACCTGCTGCGCCATCAACGGCCCCGCTGCTGTTTCCGGTCAGGTAGGTGACGAGTACGACTATCAGACCGTTCCTGCTATTACCGCTGGTACTTATATCCTCGGTTCTTGGAATGCCATGTCTGAGTCTCAGCTTCTCGTTACTCCCGACAACTACCAGCCCCGTGAGCGTGAGGTCTACCTGCAGAAGCACGGTTGGAACGTTGTGTTCACTGAGGAGTTCGAGATTGCCAAGAAGAAGTACCCCGTGAAGGTTGCCAACCTCCTGGAAGATGCTTCTATCAAGGATGATATGCGTGTTGAGCGTGGTTACTGGTTCGGCTCTAAGGCTAAGCGTAAGAGAATGAACGAGGACGGTTCTGTTGAGGACGTGTTCTACTCTGAGGGTATCATGACTCAGATCCCCAACCACTACGCTATCGGCAACGAGTACACTCTGAGCGACCTTATCGCACTGAGCAAGCTGCAGTTCACCGACTTCGCCACCTCTAACCGCGCATTCGCATTCTGCGGTAAGAACGCCATCGAGCGTCTGGAGAATATCAACCCGGGTCAGAACCGCCAGATCCACATGACCGTGGAGAGTTCTTATGACCTGACCTTCAAGCGTTTCAAGGATACCTTCGGTGAGATTAACTTCATCTGGGATCAGACCCTTGACTTCATGGGTATGAGCGACTATATGTTCATTCTCGACATGGACAATGCCGTTCACTACATCAAGGAGAGCAACCGCAGCCGTACCAACGATATGTCGAAGGGCGCAGGCGACATCCGTCTTGCCAAGACTCATTGGGAGTATGACACCGACGCTGTAGCCCTGAAGGGTTACAACTCTATCATGGTAGGCCCGGAGGGTGGCATCTTCAACCTCATGGGACAGGGTGTTGTGAACTACATCGTCAGCGCCGCCGTTCTTCCGGCCAATCCTTCTACCAACATGAAGATTGCCTTGACCGCCGACTATACCGTAGGCTCTACGACTTACGAGAAGGGTAAGGTCTACATCTACAACGGCACAGGCCAGAATCCTGCTTGGGAAGAGTACACTGGTACAGACATCGCAGGCTAAACCATATCGGGGGAAGGAGCCGCACTTCTTCCCCCTTTATATAATATAATAAGGTGTAAGATATGATTAAGACTTATAAACTGACAATCCCAGCCCGAAACACTTCATTCGTACTCCGCGGTAAGACCGGAAACTCCATGCGTTACAACTTTGCAGGTGGCGACCCCGTTACTGGCAAGGCAGCAACTATCATGCTCCGTTCGCAGTATTCGCAGGACTTGCTGGAGGGTAGTGATGAGTTCAACAAGGGCTTCGTTATTCTTGTACGCACAGACGAAGGAGGCGAGACCGTCAACCAGAATGTAACGGTGATGGAGAATATCACCTCTTCCGAGCAGTTGATCGAGTTTGTTGCCACCACCCTGGAGAAGGTCTATCAGCGTCCTGAAGCCGCTTTGAACTATGCCAAGAGCAAGGGCTACGAGTTCCCCAACCTTGAATTGAAGAAGGACGAGAAGTAAGCCATGAAGGTAGGCGCAATCATAA